GGTTAATCAAGCGTCTCTATCCTAGCTAGGGATAGAGACCCAACGGCGTTTCGGCCTAAAGCCGCCGCGCTTTACACTTGAACCGAAGTCCAATGGGGATTTTGCAATCTCCAAATGATTCCTTCGGGGAGAGTATTGGCATACTCGCGAAGTTCGCGGAGAAGCTGACCTACCTCCAGACTCCAAGAAAGGAATGGCGGGAGCTTTTTGAGCTCTTTGTCCGTCATAACCACTTGAAGGTGGTGGTAAGCCCTCTTCAACTCGTTCTCCTCGAGTGGCCCCAGCAAGGATACTGTTCGAAGGTGATAAACCTTCGAGTAGTCCCAACCGCCACTCCGCTTTATCTTCGCCATCGCAAAGATGTCGTAAGGTATAGCTATGGTTGTCGGAGTACTCTTGCATAGGAGAGTCCTGAGACAGTGATTGCCGGTCGTAGACCGGTCCACACGGTACAGGGCTTCCTGTGAAGACCTTGTTGAGACATGCTGTTGCGTTTCCATCGATATCATCCTTCTTTTTAGTAGGTTGGTAAACGATTCTTCTTTGCTTCCATCCGCACAAATCTCGGTTGTATTTGAGATCTGTGTCAAATAGAAGGGATTTAAAGAAGACGCCCTCTCCGTCGTAACGACTTCGAGGGATAGGGGTACGCAACACTCTCTCGAGCATTGCGCGTATAGCCTGAGCTATATGCCACCTACCAGTTTCATAAAACTGATCGGCGGTACTGACCCAGGCCATTACGTGCTCTGCTCGCCAAGCACGTGCGTCGTCATGTGGTAACTGTCGAGCGTATACCGGTTTCACCGATATGCCCTTGTAATAGTCACCACCACAAGACTCCCGGAAAAATCCATTCTGGAAAGACTTGTTGACATTAACCTTGAGAGCATAAGCTTCAAGGTACCGCACGACTGCGTCCGCATAGCGTGTGGGGACTATTAAATCATCCCCATACACATCTATCAAGCTTGAGTATCGCCTGATAGACGAACTAGTCGGTCGCACTCCATCCTGAATGTGAATGGCCGTCTGGATAAGGGTGTAGAACACCATTGCCTCGACAGGAAAGCATATAGCTGATCCCATCGAAGCAAACTTATTCAGCACAAGGTTGCTCCCATCAGGTAGAGTAGCATGCAAAGATCTAGCAGCCTCTAAGTAATCGAGGATGCCGGAACCCTCAAAGATTCTACGAACGAGTAAAAAATGCACTCGATCGGACGCATCTTTGAGGTCCAACGTTGCTAAACGTCGGTCAATGCTTGCTTCGTGAGCGAGTCGCTGATTACGGGTTTGATCTGAAAAATGCACAGATCTAGCCGTCAGACGATGCGATTCCAGTTTCGGTACAATATAATTCAGCAGAGATTGTTGAACATACTGCATCGATGCCGGTTCAGTCGCAATGACTCGTGGCGTGGTTAGGGTCTTGGGTACGAAGACAACTCTAACGGACGGTTCGTCCGCGATTGAGTAGTATTCGACACCGTCGAGTCCTTGACCGCTGTCTCCTTCGTCGTATTCTCCGAGGGCCACCCCATAGTTTGGGAACCCATGGAGATCGACGGGAAAACAGTACTCGAACCTGTCGTACCACTGTTTGACGTCAAATCTCTCGTTAGAGAGAAGACGATCTGCAGTGACGCCAGGGCCATGACGACAAACAAGGTCGTTAGGATCAAACTCAGGAAAGACCTGAGTCCAAATGATTCTAGCCACTTTGTCAAGGTTAACATCCTTCCGCATAACTTGCGGCGTCATCACGGCGAGCTCCGCCTCTACTTCCTTATACCTGGCAATCGCCTGATCTTCGCGATCAGACGTACAAGCGATCTTAAGCTTCTTAAAGAAGCGGCAGATTTCCCGAATAGCAAACACGCTATCGGGACAGGCATCGGGTAGTAGCTCACCTGACCGTGCGAACACATTCCTGAAGAAACCTCCGAGGAATCGGGGGAGACTTCCATGTCTAGAAAAGTTACTAGGACATGAGAGGAACCCGTCCTCTAGACCCTTTTCGAGGGAGTCTGAGAGGATGGGGAGGGTTATCGTTAAAAACGATAATCCTTCGTGTTCACAACGACGTCGAATCACTTCGATGTCGCGTTCTACGGACAAGCCGAGGTCAATACTCCATTGCTGGAGTAAAGCCTCATAGAGCATGGTCGGTCTTTTCACTGCTACCTCCATTTTTACGAGGGAAGCAGGACCGTGTGAATACCGCAGGTCTAAAACCTGTTACCCCCCGTGAGTTCGTTAGAACTCACCACCGAGGACGCGGGTGTAGTTGGCCGAAGTCAACCACGCCTTAAGTCCATCGATGAGGTAACCGATTTCAGCATCGGAAAACCCAGCGCGTGGCTCGTCAACGACGAGATATACGCTGACTCCGATCTCTTTATTTACTGCAGAGATCGGATCCGCAGCCACCTTCTTCTGCGTGAGGCGAACCTCGCGACGGAATCGGGCTTTAGTCACGTTTTGTTTCGTGACCATGGCTGTGTTACCATCAGCCGACGTATAGGAATTCTGCGTTGCACTAATTTGAGTGCGCGGCAGAGACACCGCAACGGCGTTGATGGTAACAGACTGAGGATCGGTAAGCATTCACAAGCTCCTTACTTTTACGCACAATAGTACTCACTGACGTGCGTCAGAGACGGGACAAGCCCAATGCTCCTAGAATCGCCAGCTGGATCGGTGACAGTGAACCATCACTCAATCCGAAGCCAAAAGGCGTTCCCCGAATACGCTCTTTCCAGTGCGTTGTTCGACGAACGGACATGGTGACTGGTACAACGCGGCGAGTGTTTGTCTCAAAGAGACTAGCACTCCCGTACCTTGAGTCGACTACAGATGTCTCTGCCATAACGTAGATGTATTCGGCCGCTATGCGGTCGGCAACTCCTGCGTCAAGGTTTTCGATCATCTCGCCGACATTGGTGAACCAATCAATAAGCCATGACCATGGCATCAAGTTCCAGGCAACTGAGGGCCGAAGCGATAGACCCGCAAGGGATCTACGCAACTTGGCCCTGCCTTTCATACTTGATACATTCCCAGGCAAGAAGTACCTCCAGCGGGCAGAAGCCCATATCCTGGAGGTTGTCTGGGATACTTCTATAACACGTGGCCTAACCTCAAACATTCTGATATCCAAATTCGGAACCAGAGTGAATGCAGGAAAGGAGTCGACTATAGAAGGGTCCGACTTCGACTCGGAAATAACACACCGAGTACGAACGGGCTTGCCATTATTCTGAAGCAACCACTCAAGTCTTTTCTCAATTGACTCCTGGATATCCAAGAGTTTTGAAAGATCAGATAAGAGCGGCCGTATGCCAAACTGGTAACCAAGGAAAGTAGCTCCCACTTCAGGGAGTCTATCTCCAAGGATTGATCGTCCCACAGAACGAAGCTGTAATAATAAGTGAGGAAGATCCTTCAACTCTCCGATAGAGACCGCAAGGTCCATAACGGGGGCTGTCGGTTTCATCCTCGCATATGCTATAGCTCCGTGACCGCTATTGAGCGTCCCCGAAAGGGTTCGCCGCGGCGGTGGGACGATCGAGAAGCGTCCCGCAAACCGTCCACTGGACGGTACAGAGCGGGACACGTCCACAAAAGCTGACGGGTTAACCTCGTGCCACGTCTGATATGACGTGAACGGGCCCCCGATGTTCTGTCCGGACCCTAGGGCTTGCCAGCCCCAGTGACCAGATGAAACAAGCGTACCGTCTCTGGGATATGACTGCACAACAGGACTGAAAGATCCTCCTGCAGAGTACATACCCAGATCGTATACGTCAGGCTTATTTTGTGTTGGCATTCGGTACTTCTCCTTAAGGGGAGGCTGCCGTAGAACGACGTGGGTGCCCTGTGAGG